CTAAGGTATTATATGGATACTGAAGTAAAGATACTTGAAGATGATTTGAAGTATTTTGATAAACCACAAATAGAAAGTTTATTACAATGACATATATAGATGAATATATAATACAAACTATAGGTTCTAAATGGAACAATGGTAAAGAAAAGAAAAATCAAGTTATTACAGAAACAAAATCTAATGATGGAATAAATATAAAAAAATTATGTAGATTTGTTGAAGAGTATGAAGATAATTTGACAAATGGATATACAAATTGTAAAGTACAAATTACATTTACAGAAAGAAACTAATGAATATATTTTTTTTACACAAAGACCCTCAATGGGCGGCTAATGCTTTATGTGATAAGCATGTGCCAAAAATGTTATTAGAATCAGCACAGATGTTATCAACTGCTGTTCAAGCAAATGCAAAAGAACGTTTAGAAGATTTATATAAACCTGCTTATCCTAAACATCCTATGACTATATGGGTTGGGCATACTCGACAAAATTTTATTTGGGCATTAGAAAATGCTGTATTTATTAGTCAAGAATATTATAAACGATTTAATAAATTACATAAATCATCAACTATTCTAAATATTATTTTAGATAAAAATTATTCTAATAAAATTATAAAACAAATGCATCCAGACTATATTACTGAACCACCTCAATGTATGCCAGATGAATACAAAGATGATGATTATGTAACAGCTTACAGAAAATATTATCAAGGTGCTAAATCTTATTTTGCCAAATGGGAACGTGGTGTGTCTGCCCCAGATTGGTGGGTAACTCAATGAAAATAGTGTGGACAGAAGAAAAATTTACAAAGGCAAAAGAACTTAAAGCAAAAGGTTTATCATTTACAGAGGTAGGCAAAGAATTAGGAACAACTAAAAATGCTGTAATTGGTAAATTTCATCGAGATAAACACAAAGCAGGATACACAGTACAAAGACCTAGAGGCAGGCACAATCTTTATTACAAAACAATAGGTACAGGTACATGCTATTTGTGTAATAGAAAATATTATATTCAAAGTAAGTTTGATAGATTTTGCAAGTCATGCAAAAAAAGTGATATGTACATAGGGAGTCACTAATGTATAAAATTTTAATAATATTTTTATTTTTAAATAGCTGTACTTACTTTGTTGCAAAAGAAACAATAGAAGTTATTGACGATGTTTTAGAACAAAGTCCAAACCCAGAAAAGAAAAAGAAAATATTAGAAAAACAAAAAATAAAGAAAAATAAAGCCAAAGAGTTTTATTGTAGCAAAGTAAAAGATGAGGAGAAATGCGGCAATGCCTAAAAAAATGTTTCAACAACAGTTTGTTGACTATCTGGCAGGATTTATATATATTGATTTAAAAAATAAAGTAAAAACAAAATCGAACATAAAAAAAAGTATACGTTCATTTGAAGATATATGGATTGATATGTTACGGGAAAGTAAAAAAAATGTTAAAAGAAAAAGCTGAGTATACAGAGATGTGGAAAACTGGCTATAAAAAAGAAAAGCCAAAGGTTGAAAAAAAAGAAAGGAAATGTATGATGTGTTATAAACCATTTGAAAGCACTTGGAATGGAAATAGAATTTGTTCTGGATGTAAAGAAACAGATGACTGGCATTATGGAAATGATTACAAGGTGATATCGTAATGTGGAAATTAGTTGATTGTGGTAGTTACCCTTGGTTTGTTAAAGAAACAAAAAAATATTTTTATTGTGTTTATTCTTTAACAGGAGAAACAAAAAAATTAAAAGTAAAAAGAATTGAAGTTCCTATGTATGGTATGAATTGCAAAAGTTATTTAGCATATTTAAGAACATGGCCTTTATCACTTGCACCTTGTAGACTTGACAAAAAAATTGCAAAGTTTTATATAAATTTATGGAAAGATAAAAATAAAACAAATGTAATGAAAGAAATAATTAAACAAATGAAAGCGACAAAATGGAAAAGGAATTAATAAAATTATTATTAAATAAAAAATTTTATAATAAAAATAAAAGTAAATTATCAAAAGAATTTTTTACTAATGGTACGGGGGAACTATACGAAACAATTCAAAATGCCCATGATGATTCTGATAATGATTTAAGTATTAGTGAAGTATCTTCGTTACATATGGATGTATACAATCCTGCATCTACAAGAGCAAAAAAAGAAAACTTTTATTCTTTAATAGATGAGATAAAAGGTTTAACATTACCTAGTGAAAACATAGCCAATAATATTATTCGTTCTTTATTTAAAAGACGAATAGCAAATAAAATTGCAGTATTAGCAACAGAAATATATAATGGTAAAGACTCTGATTTTTCTGAAATAAAAAAAGAATTAGAAATATCTTTCGATGATATAGATAAAGATGAGTATGAATATATTACATCAGATGTAAACAGTTTAATAGATAAACTAAAAGATAATACAAAATTTAAATTTAATCTTCCTATGCTAAGAGATAAAGTTAATGGTGTTGGTGAAGGTAATCTTGTAGTTGTATTTGCTAGACCAGAGAGTGGTAAGACGGCGTTCTGGGTAAATTTAGTCGCAGGAATTGACGGATTTGCCTCTCAAGGAGCTAAAGTATGTGCACTTATCAATGAAGAGCCTGCAATTAGGACACAGATGAGACTAATTAATGCTCATACAGGCATGACCTTTGATGAAATACGAGCAGATATGGATAAAACTAAAGAAAAATGGGCCGAAGTAGAACAAAATATTAAGATACTTGATACTGTTGATTGGTCATTAGATGAGGTAGATGAGTTTGTACAAAAAGAAAAGCCAGATATACTAGTTATAGACCAATTAGACAAAGTAAATGTTAAAGGTAATTTTGCTAGAACAGATGAAAAACTTAGGGCTGTGTATACCGGGGCAAGAGAAATAGCTAAAAGAAATAATTGCTGTGTTGTTGCTATATCGCAGGCATCAGCAGATGGTCATGGTAAATTTGAATTAACATTTGATATGATGGAGGGTAGTAAAACAGGTAAAGCCGCAGAGGCAGATGTTATTATTGGTGTAGGTTTTAGAGATAAAGTTGATACAGACCAAAATGTAAGAGGCCTATACATAAGTAAAAATAAAATAACAGGTTGGCATGGGCAGATTGTTTGCACTATAATACCAGAATTATCAAGGTATGATGTATGATTAGAGGTGTAACAACAAGAGAAGATGGTTTTATATTTGGTGGATATCATTCACAAAACTCTGGAAGAAAAGATAGAAGAGGTAAACCTATGTGGTATTCTCCTCAAGGTTGGGAAAATAAAAGACAAGGTAGTATTAGAAGACATAGGACTGTTCGTGCTTGGATTACAAATAGAATAGATAGAGTTAAAAGATTTAAAGGTTGTTCTCATTGTGGATATAAAAAAAATCCAGTGGCATTACAGTTTCATCATGTAGACCCATCTACAAAAATAGAAAATGTTGCGTGTATGAGAAGAAGTAGTTATAAACAATGGGGAAGAATAAAAACAGAAATGAAAAAATGCATAGTTCTTTGTGCAAATTGTCATAGTATAGAAACCCAAGAAAGTTATAGAAAATGATTAGTGTATTTGATGTAGAGACAAGTTTTCAACTTAATGATGAAGGAAAGAAAGACCCTTCAGCTAAAAATCCAGATAACTTCTTAGTATCTTTGGGTATTAATGATGAATATATATTTTTTAAACACAGGGAATTCAAAGGTGTACCTAATAGAAAAGTAATACAAGATATTTTAGATAAGACTACATTACTTGTAGGGCATAATATAAAGTTTGACTTGCTATGGCTATGGGAAGCAGGTTTTAAATATGATGGTAGAGTTTGTGATACAATGCTAGTAGAATATATTTTTAATAGAGGTATTAAAAGAAGTTTAACATTAAAAGATTGCTGTGCATTTAGAGGTGTTATACAAAAATCTGATTTAACAGAGCCTTATCTAAAAAATAATATCTCATTTGAAAATATACCTATTGGTATTGTAGAAGAGTATGGTAGGCTAGATGTTAAAGCAACAAGGTCTTTATTTGATGCACAAATGTCACAATTAAAAAAGCCACAACATAAACATTTAATTAAAACAATACAAAACATGTGTCAGTTTGTTGTTGTCTTAACAAAAATGGAAGACAATGGTATTTATATTGATAGAAAAGCATTAGATGAAGTAGAGAAAGATTTTCAAACAGAGTATGATGCACTGAGAGTAAAAATAGATGAAGAAATATATGCTCGTATGGGAGATACAAAAATTAATCCTGCAAGTCCAGAGCAATTATCATGGTTAATTTATGGAGTGCAAGTAAAAAATAAAAAAGAGTGGTCTAGAATATTTAATTTAGGTATTGATAAGGTTACAAAAAAACAAAAACGCAGACCTAGATTTACAATAAAACAATTAAAAAAAATATTTGATAGTCAATTAGAGCCTGTTTATAAAACTAAAGCAGAGCAATGTCCTGTATGTAAGGGCAGAGGAACTATACAAAAAATAAAAGTAGATGGCAGTCCATACAAAAATTTAAGTAAATGTTCTGAATGTAAAGGTGAAGGTTTTGTCTATAAAAAATTAAATGATAAGGCAGGATTTTCTGGTAAAATAACTTCTGTTATGGAGATATCTGAAGGTGGATTTAAATCTGATAGGCTAACTCTAGTTAAAATATCTAAGACAGCTAATGAAGATTTAAAATTATTTGTTGAGAAAATTGTAAGATACAATGCATTAGAAACATACCTTAGTACTTTTGTTGATGGTATAAAAAAATTTACAACAGACAAAGGTTTTCTTTATCCTCGGTTTATGCAAACTGTAACATCAACAGGTAGACTATCAAGTCGTAATCCTAACTTTCAAAATCAACCTAGAGGTAGTACCTTTCCTATTCGTAAAGTTATTAGTTCTAGATTTGATGGTGGTAGTATTATGGAAATAGATTACGCACAATTAGAATTTAGAACTGCTGTCTTTCTTGCTCAAGATAAACAAGGTATGGAAGATATTAGAAATGGTGTAGATGTACACCAATATACAGCAGATATTATTGGATGTTCTAGACAAGAGGCAAAGCCTCATACATTTAAACCTCTTTATGGGGGTATGTCTGGTTCTGAAGATGAGAAAAGATATTATTCGGCTTTCTTAAAAAAATATCCGGATATAAAAGCTTGGCATGAAAAACTACAAAATGAGGCAATTAGAACAAAAGTTGTTACGCTACCAACAGGTAGACAGTATGCCTTTCCTAAAGTAGAACGCATGTCATGGGGCGGTTCAAGTTTCTCTACACAGATAAAAAATTATCCTGTGCAGGGATTTGCTACTGCCGATATTGTTCCTTTAGCTTGTATAAATATACAAGAATTATTAGAGGAACATAAAACCAAGAGCCTACTTATCAATACTGTGCATGACTCTATTGTGGCAGATGTTTTTCCCGGTGAAGAACGAGTAGTCGCTTCGTGCCTAAACAATGGGTGTTTGGGAGTAATTCAACGGATGAAAGATATGTATGGAATTGATTTCAATGTTCCACTAGATGTTGAATTAAAAGTAGGCTCTAATTGGTTAGACACAAAAATTTATGCTTCTTGACAGTATCCTGTCTAGTATGTTATAGGTATATTTAAATTAACCAAGAAAGGTAAACTATGGTAAATGACTTGAAGGCATTTGACTCTCTTAGTAAAGAGGAGATAATGAAAATGACCGGCCAAGATGATGGGTCTGTAATAAGTACAGGCACAATTGACAGGCTTATAATAAATAGAGCGGCTGAAGATGATGATGGAAATCAATTATCAGCAGGCGTTTACAGTACTTATGATTCTAGTATAGAATCTAAAGTTTATAGTATTAAGGATAAGGCTATACAATTTAGACCTTTCATTAATGCTTATCAATACATGGAGTATGACCCAGATAATAATAATTATCCATGCTCTTCTGTTATCTTTAAATCATGGAAAGATGAACCCATTGATACAAATGGTGGAATTAGATGTGGTAAAGTAATAGGTAAAGATAAAGAACAATTAACTCAAGCACAAGTAGATGCTCAAAGAAATATTAAATGTTATCGTTTAGTATATGGTTTAGTTTCTATGGATGCTACAACTCCTACAGGAGAGCCTACAAAAGTAGATGCTATGCCTGTATTGTTTAGAGTTACAGGGTCAAACTTTACACCTATTGGAGAGGCTTTAAAAAGTCTTAAAGGTAGAGAAAGTTTAATGCAAAATCATGTATTAAATCTAACGACAAAAAGAAGAAAGGCAGGTAGTAATGTGTACTATGTGTCAGAAGTAAATATAGGTAACGAGGAAATTGCTTTTACTAAAAAAGACTTAGAACATATGGATATGTTTAATGCTTTAATTGAAGAAGAAAATACTCGAGTATCAACAAAATGGCAAAACGCCAATAGCAATAAGGAACACGATGCGGCATCTGCAAAAGTTATTAATGAACTTTCTGATGACCCCGAAATGGTGTTACAAGCTTAGTGTCTAGTATTTTAAACAGAGTACAATTATTTTTAACGGAGGCCAATAAGGCCTCTGTTCCTATTTCTAGTACTATTATAAATGAATTTGGCGAGGCTTGTAAAGATGCATTTATAAAACAATTCGTAGAAGAAAGAGAAACAAAATTTAAACCTAGAATGAGTTCTATTGGCAAGCCTTTATGCCAATTACAAATGGAGAAGAGTGGTGCAGAGGCAGAGACACCTTCTTACAATTCTAAAATGAGATTTATATTTGGCGATTTGATTGAGGCACTAGCTGTTGCTGTGTTAAAATCTTCTGGAATTAAGATAGATGAGTTTCAAAAGAAAGTTAAATATGTATTTGGCGAGGATGAAATTAATGGTACATATGATGTAAAAATTATGGATAAGATATGGGATATAAAAAGTGCATCGCCATATTCCTTTCAATATAAATTTGGTGAGGCAGGAGGCTTTGATGCCTTATTAAAAGATGACCCATTTGGTTATGTATCTCAAGGATATTTATATGCAGGTGCAGATGATAAAGAGTTTGGTGGTTGGATTGCTATTAATAAATCTACAGGAGAATGGTCTGTAGTTGAAACGCCTATTAATGATGATGAACATAAGAAGAAAGCAATAGAACAAGCAAAGAAAAATGTTCATGCATTAAATACTGACCAACCATTTAAACGGCAATTTGAAGATGTAGAAGAATTTTTTAATCGTAAACCTACAGGTAATAGAGTCCTTGCAAAAGAGTGCACGTTTTGTGCATATAAAAAACCATGTTGGGGAAATTTACAATATCTACCACAAAAAGAATCTAAAGCTATGAGCCCTAAATATTTTTGGTACACGAAAGTAAAGGAAGAAAATGTCGACAGTACGGAGTAGAAAAGCTAAAGGAAGAAGGTTACAAAATTGGACAAGAGATACGTTACTATCTATATTTAAAACTTTAGATGATAATGATATAAGCTGTGCTATTATGGGGGAGACAGGAGAAGATATTAAGTTATCTAACCCTGCTAAAAAATTAATCCCCTATTCTTTTGAATGTAAAAACAAAGAAACATTTAAAGGTATATATGATATTGTTGCTCAAGCACAAAGTAATTCTAAAGTAACGGATGTGCCAGTTGCTATAATTAAAATGAATAATCATCAACCATTAGCTATTGTTGACGCTATGCATTTTTTAAAATTGATAGGAAAACAAAATGGATAATGGAATAAATCCTAAAAATATTATTACAATTTCTGTGTACCCTTCTGAAGAGGGGTTTGGTTGTACTCTTGTAGAACCAACAAAAATACCTTTAACTGCAGACTATAGTGTTGCCTTGACAATAGCACATGGAATGGTTAGAATGGCATTAGAAAGACCCGATATTATATTTGATGAAGGTGTAGAATCTTTATCTAATCCCATAGAAAGTGATACTGTGGTTAGTATTGACGATATGGTAAAAATGAAAAAAGATAGGCTACATTAATGAAAGCACAGATAAAAGAAAACAAGAGTGATAATATTAAAAAATTACGAGAGAGTGATTTCTCTGTAACTAAATTTTCTAAAGACTTATCTTATGGTAAGAAACATGAAAAGCTTGTCATGAAATCTATGGAAAACTTTGAATTAAAAACAGATAGAATGGCACATAAAACAGGTAATGTTTATGTAGAGTTTCAATCAAGAGGTAAAGATAGTGGTATTCGTTCTAGTAAATCTGATACATGGATATTTAAAATAGTAAGTAATGGAGATAGGCATATGTTTTCTATACATATTCCATTATCAAGATTAAAAAAATTAGTTAGTAAAGATTATAGAGTTGTGCCGGGGGGAGATAACTTAACATCAAAAGGGTATCTAGTACCTATAACTGATTTAGTAAAAATATGACAGTTGAGTTTTGGCAATGGTGGATTTTAATTATGGTAACAATAAATACTTGCATAAATACTATTGTATTTTTTGTAGGTAGAAAATTTAAGAAGAAAAAGAAATGAATACAAAAGAATTTTTATCTGAAGCTAGCAGATTATCTGGTACAGATAGACAAAAAGATTATGGGGATAAAACTAATAACCATAATAATATAGCTAGGCTATGGTCAGCCTATCTAGATATAAAAATAGAAGCTCATGATGTTGCATTGATGATGGCGTTATTAAAAATGGCTCGTACTAAACTGGGTGCAGTTAGTAAAGACACCTATATTGATATGGCGGCATATAGTGCTATTGCAGGAGAAATTAAATTTAAGGAGAAAAAATAATGAATTACATTATTACACAAGAACAGTTAAACACTGTCATGAAATACATGTTTACTAGGCCTTATCAAGAAGTAGCCCAAGGTATAGCAGTATTAAGTAAATTACCCAAACTTGATGATAAAATAAATCCAGATTTTATTAGTGAAGAGGGCAAAAAAAATGACACCAAGAACTAAAGAGGCAATCCTTTTTAGCACTGTGGTGTCAATAAATAATAATGGTAATTTAATTACAAGGCATGAGTCATTACCTACTAAAGAAGTTCTAAAAGAACTTGGTGATGACTACTATGCCCATTTAATATCTTCTATTGTGAATCATTGCAAAGCAGATTCACATCATTTTGATGATGCCTTACGCAATTTGTTGCGGAGTATTTGACATCAATCCTGTGTTTTCATTTTGTTCTATTGCACCACTAGGTGCTAAAGTATTCATAGCCATAGCATTTTTCATTGGAGTAGGAACTTGAATTTCTTCTTGTTCTGCTTGAACATCTTGTGTTTGTAAAGGCCCTGTTTCTTTTACCTGTTCTTCTTTTAATGGTGTTGCAGGTACTTTAGGTGCTGTATCTTTCATTAAACCTGCAGTCATTGGCGTAGTTTCTTTTTTTGGTGCTCCTGCAATATTCCCATACTGTTCCATTAACTGACTAAAATTAACATCACGCATAGCATTTAATAAATCCGCAACAATCATAGGCCTAGAAACATTTCCTTCCATTGGAGTAGTAGGTTGTGTTCTAACATTCTCTGTCATCATCTGTGTTATTAGTTGGTCTGTTACTGGTAATGCCATTTAAAACTCCACGTTATATTGTATACTAAAATCATTTGCCCAATCTAAAGTTACTTTTCCAGATTTACCTACATCAAAATCAAAACCTTGGTCTATATATGCTTTAACAATAGCATAAGAAGCCCCAACAGTATCATGTAAAGATTCTGGTACATTAGACATAACAAAATCTTCTACACTAAATTTAAGTGCATCATTTTGTAAAGCTAATTTAGGTGCTGTTGTTTCATTTGCCATTAAACTAGATGGTGTTGTTAAATCCATATTGTAATTAAGATTACCAAATAGATTAGGCCCTTCATCTTTAGCTTTATTTACTTCTGTAGTAACTCCAGTCTTAGGTCTATCATCTTTATCTGGGTCTGACCCCGGAATAGTTAATCTAATTTCTTTTTTCTTTTCATCTGGTTTTGGCTTTGGTTTAGGAACAATAGGGTCAACATTATTATTATTGTTATTATTATTGTTGTTATTATTTTGAAAATTTTGCTGTATTTTTTTAGCTTCTTTTCCTTTTTTATTAGATGTAGTTGAGCCAGATAAATTACTTATACCTGCGGACATCATAGATTGTGCCGCTTGTTTATACGCACTAGTATCTGGTTTATTAGATTGACCTAAACCTTGTACAGAACCGTGATAACCTCCGTGTGGCATTTATTATCCTCCTAATGGATTTTTAGCTTGTAGTTTTATTTCGTCTATCTGTGCATCTTGCACTTCATTTTCTTTTTTAACAAT